TTCTCAAAATAATTTAATCTTTTTTCACCTCCTCCGTGAGTTCGTTGATGTACGCGCGAAGGCGCTCAATCCGATGCTGGTTATACAGGGACACGGCGTCTGCATAGTCCCCTGCGGTGTCGGAAGCAAGCTTGCTGCGTTGGGCCTCGATCAGTTCGGAGGTGGCGAGTTCCAAGGGAGTGCGCTGGCGGAAGAGGGAGAGAAGGGCTTTCATACGATCTCCTTAAGCACGCCGCACAGGGCTGCTTTGACGCGACCGCAAGGGACGTTGGAGCGATGTGCCACGATGCCTGCGTTGACTAAAGAAGCCAGCACGCCTTCGTTCTCCGCGTAGTCTTTGATCAGGACTTCGTCTGGATCGAGGTGGACTTCCGGGAGGTTGACCGTCATGGTGGCGATAGGCTCGCCTGTGGTGCGGTCAACTGCCTGGATAGCGAGGCGTCCGTTGGAGTAGCGAGCGGTTTTGAGCGTCAGCTCGGTGCAGGCGGCGAAGCGAATGTAGGAGGGGATGTTCATGTGAGGCTCCGGACGAGTTTCAGGTCTTGAAGGGATTCATCGTCCCAGGTAGGGGATGCGTCGGCTTCCGCTTCCCAGGCAGCGGCTTGCTCGTCGGGGTCTCCGTCGAGACGGGCGCAGACTTCGTGATAGGTGCCGAAGTCGTGGGGGAAGGACTTGACGAAGAAGCTGCCGGCAGGGAATTCGCGTTTGAGCTGGCGCTTGTACACGAGGGTTTCTGCGCGGGACTGAGGATGGCCAGCCGGGAGGCAATCCTCTTCAGGAGGTGTGCTGCCGATGTTGATGAAGTTGTTCATAGTGTTTTACTCCGTTGGGTTGTAAGGCAAGTCGCCTGTCACGCGACTCGCAAAGGGGGCTAGGCCAGGGTCACGCGGCTGTATTTCCCATCAAACTGGTAGTGACCGCGCTCATACTGCACGTGCAGCACATGATCACAAGGGACAAAGCCTACGGGACCATAGCTGCGCCCGTTGGGAGTGCTGACCACCCGCTGGTCAAGCACCGCGCCGAGATCGTCCTTCGCCTGGAATTTCTTCCACCCTGCCTTCACGATGTTGGAAAGGTTGCAAGCGCCATGCTGCGTAGGATTATATTTCATATCGAGCCTCTTAAAAGTTAACGTATGGCATCGTACCATACAATCATTAGACACTGGCTTGCGCCATTAGTTCCACAGTTCGGACCGTTTCATTGCTGGCTTTGATCGTCCCAAGGGCCGCTCGGGAACATTGCTGGATTTCGCCGTCCCCTTGGGCCGCTCAGCTGTCCAGTATAATCCTCTTCCCCTCCTCCGGCGTCCAGATCTTCCCCGCGAAGGCCAGTTGCAGGTCCCTATCACACTGCGCCAGCATCTCCTCCGTCCAGCCCTTCTCCTTGCAGTACACCGAACTAATCCGATTGTACGCTCGAGCCAGGACCATCACCGCTGGCAGAATATCCCCGCGTCCAGACGCCCTGCCTATCTCCACCAGCTTCCCCACGGCCTCCGAGCACAACCCGGCGTCCAGCACTGCCTGCAGCATCTCCTCCCCATGCGCCTGGGCCACTCCCTCAAACTCCTTCGGGATCTTGCTCATGTTAGCTCCTTTAATAATTCCATTGCGTTATGTTGGGATAACGCGCTTGCATTATCCACGCCCCTGGCCTTGCCGTCCGCAAGCGTCCGCTCAAGCAGCGCCACTCCCGAGCCGCCTGTCTCATCCATCCCTCCATCCCCTCCGTCCAGCGGACTCAGCGGCATCACCCTGGCCTTCGCCGTCCCGCTGGGCCGCTCGACCTCGGGGACAGGAGCCACATCCCTGAACAGACTCAACCGCGCCTTAGCCTCCGGACTGAGTTGCTGCTCCGTCCAGCTCAAATCCTTCACAGCCCTATCCGCCATCTCCATCGAAGCGGCCTGCAGTTCCATCATCTTAACCATCTTCGCTTCACTCTCCCGCGCTCGCCTGTCCATCTCATCTTCCCCCGGCTCATCTGGAATCCATTGCCAAGTGTCCCTGCGAATAATCTTCCTCACCGTTTCAATACCTATCCCATACGCCTCAGCCAGCTGCCTCGTCGTGGACTTCCCGGCATTCCGCCTAATCGCCCGCACGTCATTCTCCGTCAGGGTTGAGTTACCTGTCTTTTCCTTCAGCGTCTTCATTCCATCACCCCTGCTTCTTTCATCATTTGTTTCTGTTCCAGCCGGTACAGCTCTTCCGCGTCCGACAGCCCTACTTCCTCCGTCTGTTTCATCAGTCGTTCAAATTCCATTTTCTGTTCCTTCCTTTCCTTGGTTAAATACTCCACCTTCGGCAGCGCAGCCCGTGTCCCTCCTCCCTCCTTCTTCCCTTCATACCCCGCCACCCCTTGCGCTGCCCTAAACACCGTCGTCAGACTCACCCCGAGCGCTTCCGCTATCTGCCCATAGGTCCACAATCTTTTCCCCTTCTCATCCACCTCCGCTCGCAGCCGTTGTATCTCCTCCACCCCGCCTGCTTCCAGCACAATCTTCCTTCCCATCTCCGTCTCCTTCACAAATCAGGCCGCCCAATGCCGCCATTCCCCCATTAGACCCCGAACTTCGAAAAAAGTTCAATAGTAATGCGGATTAAATACCACCCCTACCGCCACCACCCCATCCACCCCTACCCCTACCTACCACCCTCTCAATAGAAATAAGAAAAGGAAAGGGCTGGATTTAGATAAGTAATATAGATATAAAGAAAAAAAATTTATAACTAATACCTATAAAACCAATTTTGCCTTTTCTTTTTCCTATTGGGAAGGGGGCTGGTAGAGGTGGTGGTAGTAGGGGCGGTGGTGGTGGTGGTGGTAACGCGAAAAGGGCACTTAGACTTCCGCCCAAGCGCCCTTTTTCCCCTAGCCCTCTAATCACCTCATCGCCCAACTCCGGACAATCAGCCACTCCTTCCAGCTCAGCGCAAACGCGCCAACTGCCCGCATCCGGCCTCGATGTTCCAGCCATTCGAAGTGGAGATTATCCATGCTTGCTTGCGTATTCATATCAGCTCCTTTTGTTAACCAGCTTGCATTATGTGGGGATAACTCGCGCGGGCATTAAACGGCCCACAATCGCTCATCCCCATTTTCCATATACCCATACCCGCTCGGACCATCGAGCGCGCTACCGCCCGATTTGCCCCATTGCCGGGGATTATGTGCCCGTTCCTTCCCCCAAGATCAGCCCTTTCGCCCGATACGCATCCTCGCGCGTAGCTGCCCATATTGAACAATGCTTGCTGTTTTTTACCGGCAGACAGTCAAATGGAAGCGCCAGTCCTGCGTCTCCGCAACTGTCCACGTGAAGGCCTCTATGCCCGTACAACTCGCCTCCTTTGGTCAGCGTCACTTCACCATCCTCCCAGACTTGGTAAACCATTGGCTGCCGATACGCTGTCGTATCATGCAACGCGCAGACGGCTGCGATAATTTCCTGTTCACTCATCAAATGTGCCATTTTGTTTTCCTTTATCGAGCAACATCGCTCGGCGGAGTGGCCTGTCACGCCACTCGACCTAGCCTATTACATCGAGGCCAATTCCGCCATCAACTTCTCATTATACCAAACCATAGCCTCCTCATACGACTTGCCGAGCTTAGCCGCTATCGCCTGAATTGCAGGGTTCATCGGTGCTGCCTTCGGACCAGCCGCTACTCGCATATTCCATTCTACATTCGCCCCGTTCGCATAGAATGCTACCATTTTTTCCACTTCCGCACGGCGCATGGCTTCCGTCACGGTGAAATTATTTTCAGCACTCTTGGCAATGGCCGCATTATCCCCTATCCGGGCCGCGAAACCATGCAGCATGGCATACGTTGCATTAGCCGTGCTCACTTCATTCATGCACAGGGTCACAGGGTCCAAGCCGCCTTCAAATGTGAAGGTGACGGTCTGTGCTGTCGCGTTAATTGTTTTTTTCATGATAAACTCCATTTTATTTTACCGGCCACAATTGGCTGGTAATGATATGACACCATGCATCAAATTTAGTTCCATCAATTTTCAATCAATTTGAAATAAAAACCTGATGCATCGTATGGTGTGTTGCGATCAACACCTCCACAATGATATGACCCGCATGCATCAATAAAGTTCCATCAATTTTCAATCAATCGTAAAAGAAAACCTGCATTCAATCGTACCCAGTCCATCCATCCATCAGCATATCACAATCCGCGCATATCCATATATAAGCATACCTGCATACCTCCACCCCCCTGTCCACCCGCCCTCCCCCGAATCAGGGGGCCGGGGGGCAAAAATCTCCACGCGATTTTTTGGGGAAATGCAGTGTCTCAAAATTTATTTTTTGTGAAAATTCGAGCGGATTATGGTACAATAACCAGCGCGATGTTGGCGAGGTTGCTGGCCATTCTGGACTCAGGCGGGGGCGGGGAAGGGAACTAGTGGGGAGGAATGGGGTCAAATGGGGGTATGGGGTAAGGGTTGGGGGTTCCCGGCCGCCCTGGGCGAAGGAGACAAGCGTGGATAATGCAGTGGAAAGTTTTGGGGACTTGCCCCAGTTTCGGCAGGAGGTCGCCTCGAGCGCTCCGACGATGGGGGTTGTGGCGAAGATGAATTATAGTCATTCGGACATGATTGACTTTATTATCTCGCATCCTGGGTGTACGCAGAATGCTATTGCGGCCCGGTACGGGTACTCAGTGGGGTGGGTGAGTAACGTGATGGCGAGCGATGCTTGGCAAAGTGCCATGTCGGCCCGTCGTGCGGAGATCTGTGACCCGGTTCTCGTGGCTTCGGTGGAGGAACGGTTCAAGGGAATCACGCTGATGAGCCTGGAGCGGTTGAAGCAGAAGCTGGAGGCTCCGCAAGTCTCGGATAACGTGGTGTTGAAGGCGCTGGAGCTAGGCGCCAAGGCCATCGGGGTGGGAGGGAATGCAGTTCCCCAGGTTCCGCAAGGGGATCATCTGGCGCAGCTGGCCAATCGGTTGATTGAGCTGCAGTCGAAGGTTAGGGTAGCAACAAATTCGGAGGTGATTGATGTCTAAGAAACCTGTGGCGACGAACAAGGGCGGTAGTGAAGGCGGCTATCGAAACGGTGTACCGACGAAGCTGGTCACGAGGAACCTCGTCCCGGTGAAGAGGGAGGCGGCGTTTGTCCCGACGCCGGCGGAGCCGGTGCGGATGCACTATAAGATGGCAGGGGGGTGCTGAGATGGACGCACAAAAAGCCGTTTCGATCGCAATCAAGGCGTTACTTTCCAGCGACGCTAAACGTGCTGTTTATTACGTCAGTCCGAAGGAAGTTGTTTCTGTTTGCAGGCGATTCAAGGCATCCAAGCGTGCCACTCGTGACGATTTTGTGCTGAAAATTGGCGCGCCAAACTACCTGGAACGGTTTTTCGTAAAGGCTTGCGTAAAAGCCGAAGAACCTTTTCCTGTGAAAAAAGTACAACTCCAACCTTGGCCGGTAAAACGGAAGGTGAAATAATGGCTGGACTCCCGAGGTCAAAGGCGCCGTACAAGGCGGCAGGGAGAGGGAAGGGGCGTAGTGCCCCTCTGCCAGCTACCCCTCGGGCAGTTCTCAAGCGGGCTCCAACTGTTAAGAAAGCAAGATAATGCTCTCCACCTCCGCCTCTGCTGGTCGTGATTTGTCTCCTGTTCTGGTACGAGCTGGGAGAGTGGGGGGCACCTTATGAGTTATAGGACCGTATTCGATGTTAAAAACCAAGGTACAAACTTCTACGCGGTCTTCGACTTCTCAAAAGACCTCGCCGTCGGGGAGACAATCAGCACTGCTAGCGTTGCAGCAGTTGTCTACTCCGGCACGGACGCGGGGGTTGCAGGGATTATCCTCGGCGCAGCGACCGTCTCGGGTAAACAGGTAACGCAGACTATTACTGGTGGAGTAATCGGGGTTACTTATCTGTTAATCTGCGCAATAGCTACGTCGGCGACGAAGGTTAGGATGCAGGACGGTTACCTGGCGGTGGTTCAATGAGTAACGTAGTCTTCAACGCGGATCTGATTGAAAGCTTCGGCGGGACGTTTATCTCTCCGAAGTATGATCAGGCCTGCCCTACCCCTCCGTTTCACCGGGAGGCGTGGAAGCTGTATTCGAGCAAGCATCAGTCCGTTATGGTCATTGCGCCTCGGGACCATGCGAAGTCAAGCGCATTGTCGATGGTGTATATCCTGGCAGAGGTGCTGTTCCGGCAGAGTGACTATGTGATTATGGTCGGCTCGACGGAGGATGGCGCGGCAGAGCAGCTTGGGAATATTGTAGAAGAACTTGTGGAGAACGAAGACCTCGTGCGGGAGTTCGGTGTCCACAAATTCCTCCGGACGTCGAACACGGACGTGATCTGTGAGATGAAAGATGGGCATCGGTTTAGGATTCTGGCCCGTGGCGCAGAGCAGCGGATTCGGGGGCGGCTCTGGAAGGGCAAGCGTCCTAACCTTCTGGTCTGCGACGACATGGAAGATGACGAGCAGGTGGAGAATGTAGACAGGCGGAATAAGTTCCGTCGTTGGTTCTTCCGCGCGGCGAAGCAAGCGCTTAGCAAGAGTGGGCGGATTCGGGTGCATGGGACGATTCTGCATGAGGATTCCCTGCTCAATCGGCTGAGGAGAAATGGCCAGTGGAAGCATTTGTTCTTCTCCGCTCACACGGGCTTTGATGACTTTACGAATCTTCTCTGGCCGGAGCGGTGGTCGGAGGCGCAGCTACGCGCACGCCGTCAAGAGCTGATTGAAGACGGGGACGCAGCAGGTTACTCGCAGGAGTTCTTGAACAACCCCCTGGATCACTCAGATGCGTTTCTGAAGCTGGCGGACTTCTTGCCTATGCGGACGGATGACTTCGATACGGATAAGGTTGTGTGCGCCGCAGCGGACTTCGCTGTGTCCAAGGCAGATAAGGCGAATCGGACTGCTTTCGTGATCGGCGGGAAGGATGTGCATAACACCCTCCACCACCTGGACGTGCGAAAGGGCCGCTGGGACACTGTCGAGTGGATTGATGAGATGTTCTCAGTCCAGCAACGATGGAACCCTGATGTGTTCTTCGTGGAGGACGGGGTGATCTGGAAGTCCGTTCGGCCTATGATTATGCGGGAGATGCAGGTCCGCGACATAAGGATTAACTTTGAAGCAATCTTACCTATCAAAGACAAGGGAACTCGCGGACGGTCTTACCAACGCAGGATGCGCGCAGGACAGTGTCGGTTCGATAAGAAAGCTGAATGGTACGCCGACTTCGAGCAGGAAAATCTGCGCTTTACTGGCTCCGCCCAAGCCACCCTTGACGACCAGTTCGACGCAGCAGCACTACTCAGCCGAGGCTTCGACGACCTTGCAGAGGTTGAGCCGGAAGACTTCTACGATGATGAAGAGTGGGAGCAAGAACGCGGGTTTCACAACAGACCGAAGAGCGCCTCGGATGGCCGCTCCTCAGTGACAGGATATTAAATGCTTATTATTGACGCCCCTATTACATTGACCGCGAAGGTGTTCGGGTCTCCGAACCTCTGCGAGTTGTTCGAGGCGGATGACCTCAAGCGGATTGGGGCGGAGTGCTTCGACGGGTTTACTCGGGATGAATCGTCCAGGGAAGTCTGGATGAAGCGGAATGAGAATGGGATGGACCTGGCCCTGCAGATTCAAAAGGACAAGTCCTTCCCCTGGCCAGGGTGCTCGAACGTAGCGTTTCCGCTGGTGACGATTGCAGCTATGCAGTTTCATGCGCGGGCTTACCCTGCCATTGTGAACGGGACGGATATTGTTAAGTGCGCGGTGTTCGGGGACGATGAAGATGGGCAGATGACTGCGCGGGCTGAGCGGGTCTCGACCCATATGAGCTGGCAGTTGCTGTATCAGGATAAAACCTGGGAGGATCAGGAGGATAAGGCGATCTTGAACCTGAGCATTGTCGGGACCAATTTCAAGAAGAGTTATTACTCCGCCAGCCTTGGGCATAATGTTTCTGAGCTAGTGTTGGCGAAGGACTTGGTGCTGGATTACTGGTCCAAGTCGGTGGAAGACTCCCCTCGCAAGACCCACAAGATCCCTATGTCTCGGAACGAAGTGCATGAGAAGATCATGCGCGGGACTTTCTGCGACGTGTCGGAAGAGGCTTGGTATTCTGGCAACCCTTCCCCTAGGGCGAATATCCAGCAGATCAATCAGGATAATCGTCAAGGCGTGCGGCCACCTAGCCCGGATCAGACAACCTCCTTCATGTTCCTGGAGCAGCATTGCAACTTGGACCTGGACGGGGACGGGTACGCAGAGCCCTACATCATCACGTTGGAGTCTACGTCTCGCTGCGTGTGCAGGATCGTGACGCGATTCGACCAGGAGTCTGACATTGAGCGTGTGCTCGCAGGCCCGAACAAAGGCAAGATCATTCGCATTACTGCGATGGAGTACTTCACCAAGAAGACCTTTATCCCTTCCCCAGATGGAGGTATCTATGATATTGGGTTTGGCGTTTTCCTCGGGCCGCTCAACGAAGCGGTTAATTCCCTGGTCAATATGCTTCTGGACGCAGGAACAATGCAGACGACTGGCGGGGGATTCCTCGGTCGCGGGGCAAAGATTCGTGGCGGAGTCTACACTATTGCACCGTTTGAATGGAAGCGAGTCGATTCGACTGGTGACGATCTACGCAAGTCTATCTTCCCCCTTCCAGTCAATGCACCTTCGGACGTCCTGTTTCAACTTCTCAGTCTGCTGATCAACTACACCTCGCGCATCAGCGGGACTACAGACGTGATGGTCGGGGAGAACCCAGGGCAGAACACTCCCGCTAGCTCCATGCAGACGATGGTGGAGATGGGGCAGAAGATCTACACGGCGATATTCAAGCGTCTGTGGAGGTCCTCAAAGGAGGAGTTTGCGAAGCTGTACAAGCTCAACGGGATGTTTATGAGTGAGAAGCCTGTGCCCGGCGGGGCCACTCGTGCGGACTATATGGAGAGTTCTGACAGCATCTCCCCGGTGGCTGACCCGAACGTAACCAGTGACTCTATGCGGTTGCAGCTTGCTACTGCGTTGAAGCAGGCGGCTATGACCACGCCTGGGTACAATAAGGACGCGGTAGAAATCCGCTACCTTAAAGCTCTGCGCGTGGAAGGGATCAAGGAAGTGTTCCAAGGCACCACTGGCCAGCCGCCGCAGAAGGATCCGAAACTGGCTATTGAAGAAGCCAAGATCGCGGGGCGCGCAGCAGAGCAGGAGAAGGAACTGCAAGTTCGTATGCAAGAATTCATGGTCACGCTGCAAGAAGAGCAACGGCTCAACAACGCGAAGATCATGCAGCTTACCGCGCAGGCCCAGAACGAAGCGGCGTCTGCCCAAACCGAAGCCGCCTACGCCCAAGTCGCTGTGCTCAACACGGAGATCTCGCGGGTCAAGGCGGAGAACGAACAGATTAACTCTCGGATTGAGCATACTCTCGCAGCGCTCAAGCTTCAATCCGACCACCAAATTAAGAGCACTGTGAAACCGAAGGAGACTAAGAAGTGAGGGTAATGACTGAACCCGAGTTTAACGAATGGAAGTCGCATCCAGGTACACTGGCTGTGATGGAAATCCTTGCCAAGCGGCGCGAACAAATGCGACTTGATTGGGAAGGCGGCGCCTTTACGGACTATGACAGCCACGCAATGGCTCTCGTGAACGTAGGGAATATTGGTACTTGCAAGGGCTATGCCTTTGTACAGGATCTAGATTATGAGCAATACTTAGGAGAGTGTGATGGAAAATAAATCAGGGCTTGACCCGCGCGGTGTCGCGGTGCTTATCAAGCTGTACGAACCCGAGCGCAAGGGCGCGCAGATCGTGCTGCCGGAATCCGTTCAGGGCCGGCTGAGCATGGTAGACAACCGGGCAGTTGTGGTGGCAGTCGGGCCTAGCGCCTGGCATGATGAGCCAACCCCCAGGGCAGTCGTGGGCGAGAAAGTCCTTGTGACTAAGTTCGCCGGCTTCATGGCCAAGGGTCCGATGGATGGAGAGATGTACCGCCTGGTCAACGACCGCGACATCTTCTGCGCCATCACCGACGAGGAGGGCGATCATGTCTGATCCAGTCGAATCTGCAGCGCCACCGGAAGTTCAGGCGGCGGCTGAAAAAATGGGATGGATTCCTCCATCTCGGTTCAAGGGCCAAGCGGAGAAATTCGTCGATGCAGATCTTTACATTGAAAGAGGAGAGACAGTTCTCCCGATTGTCCGAGAGCAAAACAAACGACTCCACACCGAGCTTGACGCCCTTCGAGTGGAGTCCGCGAAAACCGCTGCTGCCCTCAAAGCCGCCCAGACTGCTATCGACCAAATTGAGGAACGTCACACCGTTGATACTCAAAAGGCCGTAGAGCAGGCGCGTCGCCAGGTGAAGGCGCAGTTGTCCGCTGCGTCGGAAGCCGGGGATCACGAAGGCGTGGCAGAGCTTACGGATCAGCTGGTAAAGCTGAACACGGCCGAGCCGGAGAAGAAGGCTGCTCCTGTACAGCAAGCAGCCCCCGCTTTCGTTCCTGACCCAGCCTTAGCGCAATGGAATGAAGAGAATCCCTGGTTCGGGACAAACAAACGCAAGACTTCCTTGGCCCTCGGCATCGCTGAGGAACTTCGGGAATCCGGCGAAACAAGCACAGGGCGTGCGTTCTTTGAGAAAGTTGCGGCGGAAGTTGCAAAGGAACTCGGAGAGCAGCAGCCTCGTGGAGATAAGGTGGAAGGGTCTCGCGGAAGTGCTGACGGTGAAAGTCGTGCGCGCGGAAGCAAGGGCTACGCTGCACTTCCTGCCGACGCCAAACAAGCCTGCGATGCGGAATCAAAGCGGTTTGTCGGGGAAGGTAAGAAGTACAAAACCATCAACGACTGGCGTACTCGCTACGCTGAGATATATCACGGAGAATAATCATGGCTATTGACAAACCAAATCCAGGCACCGCGACGGGTAGTACCACTGCCCAGCGGAAACGCATCCCAATGTCGGTTCCAGTCCAACGACTGGAGACGGAAGACATTCCTGGCTACCACCTCCACTGGTTCACCTCCAACCCCGAGCGTCTTCAGCGCGCGCTGGATGGCGGCTATGAATTCGTGGATGAACGAGAAATGAAGATCAACAACGTATCCCTCGGCGGTGACAGTGCTGCCTCCGGGAACGCTGACATGGGATCGAGAGTAAGCGTTGTCTCCGGGCAAGAGGTAGGTAAAGACGGCCAACCCGTCCGACTGGTTCTGATGAAGATCCGGCAGGAATGGTGGGACGAGGACCAGAAACAGGTCGAGGCTAGGAATAGCAAAGTACGTGACTCACTCCTAGGTGGTATGATTGGGGCAGAGAATGATCGCCCAGGCGATTCCCAACACCGCTACGTGGATAAGTCCAGAACCGCAATTCCCGACTTTTTCAAACCCAAGCGCTCACGCGCTTAACCAACGGAGATTTTTATGGCAAATGCAAATCGTCCGGCTGGGTTCATTCCTGTTCAGTACCTTAACGGTGCCCCCTGGAACGGCCAAGCTCGACTCTACTCAATCGCAGCGGCTTACGCTACTGCCCTCTACATCGGTGACCCGGTTAAGTCCAGTGGGACTGCCAATGCCGACGGTATTCCAGGCATTGTCCTGGGCGCTGCAACCGGCGGCCTTCGCGGTGTGATCGTCGGTCTGGGCACGCAGGAAGGCTTGATCGCTAACCCGCAGAACCTCGACATCACCTACCGTCCAGGCGCGGAGACGTCGAAAGACTGGTTCGCCATGGTGGTGGACGATCCAAACGTGCTGTTTGAGATTCAGGAAAATTCCAACACTCTGCAGATTGCAGCTACGGACATTGGCCTGAATACGATCTCCCTCAGCGGGACAGGTAATGGTTTCACGTCAGGCTGGCAACTGCCCTCCTCGACCGACGCCACGCCTGCAGTGACCGCAACCCTTCAGCTCAAACTGATGGGTCTGGTCCGTCGCCAGCAAAACGCGTTTGGTGCTTACGCCAAGCATCTGGTTCAAATCAACGTACATGAGCTTGCCCACGGCACTGGCTCATTAGGAGTATAACATGGCTGGCGGCGTAATCAACACAGGCTCGCACCCTAAACTGCTGTGGCCTGGGGTGTTCACCACCTGGGGCCAGGTCTACGACCAGCACACGAAAGAGTACACTGACCTGTACGACATTCGCAGCTCGGACAAGGCCTACGAACAGGGCGTGCAAGTGACTCCCTTCGGTCTCGCTCCCGTCAAGGGCCAAGGCGCTCCAGTCACTTACGACTCGGAGATCCAAGGTGTGGTTTCGACCTACACCCACATCGCCTACGCTCTGGGCTACATCGTCACCTTTGAAGAACTGCGTGATAACCAGTACAAAGAAGTTGCGACTCGCCGCGCGGAAGCGAATGCGTTCTCGATGAACCAGACAGTGGAAAACATCGGCGCCTTCCCGTACAACAATGCTTTCGCCACCACGTACTTCAGTACGGCTGACGGTGCTGCGTTGATCTCGGACTCGCACGTGAATGCCACTGGCGGTACGTTCAGCAATGCCCTGTCCCCTGCGGCAGACTTGTCTGAAGCGTCGCTGGAAGACCTGACCATCCAGATAATGGGTGCGCAGAACGACACAGGCTTGCTGATCAACATCATGCCTGAGTCCCTGCACATCTCTCGTCAAGAATGGTACAACGCCAATCGGATCTTGCAGTCGGTGTTGCAGTCCCACAATGGCAACAACGCTATCAACGTGTTGAAAGCCACGAACGCCTTCCCGAAGGGCATCAAGATGAATCACTACTTCTTGTCGCCTCACGCTTGGTTTGTGCGGACGAACTGCCCGAACGGCATGACCTTCTTCTGGCGCGATGAGCCGATGTTCGATCAGGACAATGACTTTGACACCAAGAATGCGAAGGCCGCTTCGTATATGCGCCTGAGCGTTGGCTGTACAGATCCTCGTGGTGTGTACGGTAGCAACGGGCCGTAAGGCTTAGCTGATGCGCGTGGATTATGTTACAATAACCCGCGCGCATTGTCTAGGGTTTCCGCCTTAGGTGTGCTGGCACTTCATCCAGCAGTTACGGGAGCATCCCTCCCGTTCGTAAGAACGTAACTAGGAGTATCATATGGGCGCACCAACCAGATTCCAAAACGGGGTCACAAACAATTCCGGCAGTAATGCCTTGGGCATGATGGGGCAGCTGGACCCTACGTTGTTTCACACTTTCTTTGACGACTTTGATTCCTTCACCGCAGCGGAGTGGACGGTTACTAACGTAGGTGTGACGCCGACCATCGCTAACACAGGCGTGCTTGGTGGAGCAATCCTGCAGACCAACACCGCAGGTATTGCAGACTCGGCGTATCTGCAGAAACCCGGCGCCAGCTTTTCTTTCGTCGCGGATAAGAAGGTTTGGTTCAAAGCCCGCTTCCAGGTTTCCGACGCAACCGAATCCAGCATTGTGTTCGGTCTCCAGGTTGTGGACACTACCCCTCTAGCCGTGAGTGATGGTATGTACTTCCTGAAAGCGGACGGTGCGGCCACGTATAGTTTCATCTCCGCTACAGGCTCTGTGCTGACAACCGCAGCTGCCGTAGGCACCCTGGTCGCAGCGACAATGACTGAACTGTCGTTCTACTTCGACGGGGTAAATGAAGTTCAGTACTTCATCAACGGCGTGCTTAAAGGCCGGATGACTGTCGGCACCTTGCCTACCGGCCTGGTCACTGTCAGCTTTGGCATGGCGAACGGGGAAGCGGTCGCTAAGACCATGACAACCGATTACATCTTCGTCGCGCAAGAGCGTTAATCAATCGGGGCTTCGGCCCCTAGGAGAACCACATGGCTAATACGACTTATGTACAGGTGATCGAGGACGGCCCTCGAAACGCGGTGGTAAGGGTGAGCGGGTTGCTGGACACGGCTAACCTTGCTGCGACAGCACTCATCACTACTGCTATGTTTACTAACAACGATGTAGTTGCAGGCCCTCTGACAGGCTTTCGCGTTAACGAGATCGAGTTCTCAGTCGCGAGTGGCCTTGCAGGTATCATCGAGTGGGAGGCTACAACACCGCAGATGATCGGGGTCTTCAACGATTCTAACGAAGTGAACTGGGCGCCAGGCTTACAGCCAGATCGGGCGGCAGCGGGCTACACTGGCAGCATTACCTTCAGGACTCTCAACTGGGTAGCGACTGTGCAGGGGTTTACTTTCACCATGCGCCTGATCAAACTTTACTAAGCCCATCATGACCGCACCTAATGACAACACGCCAGTATCCATAATCAACGATGCGTACTTCGACGCGGGCCTGACCCAGGAAGGGCAGGTCCCCAACTCCGAGCAGATCGTCATGGGTATGCGGAAGCTGACGGATATTGTAAACTTGTTCCAGACGCAGGGGCTGAAGCTCTGGTTGAATGAGGACCTGTCCGTGCCCCTGGTTGCAGGGACAGGGACCTACACCTTCGGCCCGGCGGGGAGTATGGTCATGGCCAAGCCTCCTCGGGTGATCGACGCGTACTATGAAGATGTGAATCACATCAGGCGCCCCTTGATCCCGTTGAGCTGGAATGACTACATCCGCCTGAGCAAGATTAACCAAACGGGCCAGCTTAATTCCTACTTCGTAGACAAGCAGCAAACACAGTTGAGCGTATTCTTCTGGTTAATCCCGGACGCACAGGCGGCTACGGGGCTAGCGCATTTGTTGCTTCAAAAGCAAGTGACGAACTTCATCTCCCTGACGGAGACGGTAAACTTTCCGATTGAGTGGAGAATCGCGCTTCGTTGGGCACTTGCAGATGAGTTGGCGACTGGCCAGCCTCAGGCTATCATGGACCGTTGCCAGCAGCGGGCTACAGCCTATCGCTTGATGCTGGAAGACTGGGATGTGGAGGACGCCCCGACGCGGTTCACGCCTGATTCCCGTAGCCAGTACGCCAGCGGAGGGTTCCGGTAATGCCACAAGCCCCCTCGGTCGCAGTCCCGCAACGACTGCCCTTGGTAGTAGAACCGGAGAACCGGGATGAGACTACAGGGAAGGATGCGAAGCTTATCAATGGCTACGTAGAGCTGAATGATAAGACGAAGCAGTACTGGGTGTACAAGCGCCCGGGGTTGCTGCAGTATGGCGTCACCCACGCAGGAGCCGGCTTGGGCGTGTATAACTGGCAGGGGAGTATCTACTCTATCTTTGCAAATAAGCTGTACAAGGATGACGTAGAGATCGGGACAGTGGACTCGGCTCACGGAGTGTATCAGTGGTCGTCTAGCCTAGGGGATACGCCACGGTTGCAGCTTGGAAACGGGTACGCCGCGTACAACTGGGACGATACCACTCTAATCCAGATCAGTACCCTGGCTACTATAACCGCAGGGGACTTTATCGTAGGCGTAGACTACACTATCCTGACGGTAGGAACCACCGACTTCACCTTGATCGGGGCTGCGAGTAACACAATCGGAGTTGTTTTTACTGCGATAGGGCCAGGGACAGGCGACGGTACTGCTACGACCACGAGCAACTTCCCTGCTTCATGGGTCAAAGGCTGGGCGTACCTTGACGGGACTACCTATGTCATGGGAAGTGATGCTTATATTCACGGCTCCGACACAGCGGTAGGGATGAATCGCCCGGACCTGTGGACGGACTTGCTTAATACCGTTGGTGCGCAGATTGAGCCAGACAAGGGTGTATGCTTAGCGAAGCAGCTGGTGTACGTTCTAGCCCTGAAGGAATGGTCAACTGAGGTATTCTACGATGCGCAGAATCCTCCCGGCGCCTCCCCCCTCTCCCCTGTTCAAGGAGCTAAGATCAACTACGGATGCGTCAGTGCGGATTCGGTTCAGGAAATTGATGGCACGCTCCTATGGCTCGCGACGAATAGGTCTTCTGCCGCGCAGGTTATTATCGTGGAAAACTTGAAACCAACTGTTATCTCCACCAAGGCTATCGAACGTCTGCTAGGGGAAGCGGACTTTACTGCCCTCGCCTCCTTCGGGGTGAAGTATGAAGGCCACCGGTTCTACGGCTTGACGTTGAAGAACAACAACCTGACCCTTGTCTACGACATGACGGATAAGATGTGGAGCCAGTGGACAGGGCCAACGGGGGCGTACTTTCCCATGGTCGCTAACACCTACCTTCCTGGCGCAGGCCGCGTTCTCCAGCACGAGACTAACGGGAAGCTGTACAAGTTCGATTCCGACTACACTTCCGATAACGGGGAGTTAATCACCGTGGACATCTACGCACCGAACTTCGATGGAGGTGTGCGCAGGCGGAAGCAGGTCACCATGATGGAGTTCATCGGAGACCGGGCAGCTGGAAGTGTTCTGCAAGTCCGTTTTAATGACGCGGACTACGCAGCGGATAAGTGGACTAACTTCCGCTTGGTGGACATGAATGTGGCGAAGTCTACCCTGACTAACTGCGGGACCTTCCTACGCAGGGCCACCCATATCCGTCACGCTTGCGATTGCAGAATGCGTATACAAGCAGTCGAGCTACAGCTTGACGTAGGAACCCTGTAATGGCTATTACGAAGTTCCAACCCCCTCCCACCTACGCTATGCCGGTGATTGAAGATGCGCGGACTCGCCAGAGTGTCTTCAACCCGATCTGGTTGAAGTGGTTCCTTGACCTGAGTCAGAACCTCGGGTCAGGCGGGGCAGGGTCAGGTTCGGTGTCTTCTGTAGGTTTAAACCTTCCCTCTCAGTTCCTCGTGTCGGGCTCTCCTGTTACAGGGGCGGGGACACTTAGCGCTTCCTGGAATACGCAGCTGGCTAATAAGGTTTTTGCAGGCCCGGCTACTGGGGTAGCAGCGGTGCCGACATTCAGGGGATTAGTGGCCGCAGATATTCCTGCGCTTAGTTACGCCCCGTTGACAGCAGGGACTGCTATTCTCTACGGCAACGGCACAGGGGGGTTTAGCAGCGTAACTATCGGGAGTGGCGTGTCCTTTACTGGAGGGACGCTAAGTGCTACCGGAACTGGCGGTACCATCACGTCGGTGACAGCGACTGCCCCGTTAGCTTCCAGCGGAGGGACGACTCCTGATATTAGCTTTACGGGCGTCCTGGCTATCGCCAATGGCGGGACGAACGGAACGGCTGCGCCAACGGCAGGTGCCATTGCTTATGGAACGGGGACTGCTTACAGCTTCTCTCTAGCAGGCACCTCTGGATACTTTCTCAAGTCAGGCGGAACAGGGGTCCCCACGTGGAGTAACAATATTGGTGGATATATCGTAGATGGAACTGCGCCATATCTCGACTGGGCCGACGGTTCTGCTGTTGTACTAGCTGCTGGGCGTATGTGGTACGACGGGGTTAAAGGTTCCATGGTTTTTGGGATGGGTAATGGTGCTATTTCTCAACAAGTTGGTGAAGAGTTTTTTCAGTACGGGAAAGCTTCTGCTGCTATTAGTGACGTTAACCTTCAACTGGTCTATAAAACTGGTGTTGTTGGGGCTTCTGGGGTTATTACATTTGCTCCGACTGTTGCAGGAATAACCGACACTGACCTCATCATTGGCATTGCAACAGAACCCTTGGCTTTAAATGCCTTTGGACGAGTAACAACCCTTGGTACTGTTAACGGTATTAATACTACTGGCTCTGTCTATGGCGAGACATGGGCTAACAACGACGATATCTGGTACAACCCTGTCACTGGTGGGCTTACAAAGATTAAGCCTGCTGCCCCCAATGTGAAACAGCAAGTTGGTACCATCATCAATGCTGGCCCCGGTGGGTCGGGTTCCTTCTACG